AGCACTCAGCAGAGTATTACCGCTTACCAAACTAAGCGAGAATTCAGTGCTGAGCGCAACAACCCAAAGTTCAATACTGATCCTAAGTTCCGCAATTATGTAGAACAACGGATGATGCGAACTGACTTTACAAAACTACCAAAATAATCCGCACCTGAGACAGCGGATTGACTGAGGACAGCCTCTGGGCAAATCCCCCCGAGTGGTAATGGATGGCCCTTGGCTGGACTCACTCAAGCAAGTAGACTCCTTTAGGAACAATCGAACGATTGAGCTTTCTATTATTGTCTCACTTTTAGTCTACTTAAATAAGGAATAAAACAAATGGCTATTAACTCAGATTTAGGCGCAGGCGATTTAGTAATGCGCGGTTCCGTTACTGCTGGACCAGCCGGTGGAGCAGCGGGTGCAAACAAACTTTGGCTACCACTCTGGTCTGGCGAAGTAATTAATGCTTACGATGAGTACAATGTTTTTGAGAATCTTATTACCAATAAGACACTAACTGGTGGCTTCTCTTACGAGTTCCCCGTAACTGGAACCGTTGCTCTCAAGCCATCATGGAGTGCTGGTGAAGAGCTTGGTGGCGGTGATGCTAGCAGCACCACTTTCAAGGTAAACCTTGATCCACGCCCAATGGCTGCTCACTTTGAGACTGACAATGTTGACTTGCTCGTTACTCAGTGGGATTACCGTTCTGAGCTAGCTCGTCAGGCCGGTCTAACACTAGCTAACACCCGTGATAAGCAGATTGTTTCTTCTCTCATTGCTGCTAGCGTTGTTGCTCCACTTACTTCAGATCCCCGTGGTCTTGTAGCAGCAAACTTCCCCGCTCCAGCTGTAGTTGCTACAGGCACTCAGGCTATTGGTGTTGAAGTTTCTGCATGCACCGAGACAATCGCTCTCAGCATTCTCCAGAATATCGAGAACTACCTCGTATTCATGCAGGAAAATAACTTCCCTGTTGAGAATGTTTATTGCGCTGTTCCACCAAAGGTCTTCCAAGTCATTCGTGGTCTTGGTATTCCCCGTGCTACAAACGCCTTCGCAAACACACCAATGTTCACCGCTAGCGATGACTATGGTGCTGGTGCTCCAATTTCTGTTGGAATGAATAAACTATCTGATACCCTTGATTACATGGGCGTCAAGATCATCAAGACCAACCACATTCCCCGTGCTGATCTAACCGGAGCATCAATTGGCGCAGCTAAGTATAACCTAGTTTGCAACAGCGTCAACATCTTTGGTATAATCTTCCAGCCAGAGGCCGTTGCTGGTCTATCTCTCATGGGTATGAAGGTTGATACCGTACAGGATGTTCGCCGCAACACTCAGTTCACCGTTGCAAGCATGCTCAAGGGTACTGGTGTTCTCCGTCCAGAACTCTGCCAGATTCTCGTTGGTACTACCAGCGTTGCTGCTGGTGATACTTCTGCCGAGATTGATACTCGTTCTGAACTAGCTGCTATCTTTGGTACTGGTTCTGGCTTCGGTGCAGAGTACGCTGTAACTGCATAATGATTTTATCCACTTCTGAAAGGGGGTTTAGTTTGTTTACTAACCTAGCTTGAAGAGGAGGTGATCATTATCTACCCCCGGCTCCCTTAAGTGGGAGCCGGGTGGTTTTTTTTCTAAGGAGGCTATATGGGCTTAATTACTAAGTTACAGGCAATTAACCAAATGCTGTTGGCTTCAGGTGAAAACCTTGTAGCCGACCTAGAAGGTGAGTCCGGTATCGACACCGGAATTGCTGAAACAATTCTAGAGCAGACTAGCTTGGATTATCAGCTAAGAGGTCTTGCTTCAAATAAATTTGTAAAGAAGATTACTTTAACAACTGATGGATATATTAGAATGCCTACCCCTGATTCAGATGAAGAAGGCATTCTTGCTGTTGAATTAGTATCTCAGCATCTATCAGCAGAAGACACAATCATCAAGGCAAGAGTATTGAATAACTCTGAGCCAGCAAGATTGTGGAATATAACAGAAGATACGGATATATGGATTGCAACTAAAGGTCCATACTATCTTGAGTTCACAATGAAACTACCTTGGGAAAATCTTGAGACTACCGTGCAGCGAGCTATCCTAGCCACTGCTATGCGGCACTATCAAAGCATTACCCAAGGCGATGAGGCTACCGATGCATTCTTGGGATTCCAAGAACAACTACACAGCATCAAGCACAAAGCAGCAGACATCAACGACAAGAAGAAAAGTATCTTTTCCTCTAACAGTATTCTGCAGGATGCCTCATTCCGCTCTCGCTACTACAGCGATCCAAACAGATTTAGGTACTGGCGTACCAGAGGTTTTTAATGGCTATACGAAGACGAGGCCCACGGGCTGGTTTAGTAACAACTAAGATTCCTGTCTATACCTTAAATAGTGTAGGCAGACAGTCGCCTAACCGCAGACAGCCAAACGAGGCTGAGAACATTGACAATGCTCTAGTCTCTCTTGAAAGAAACTTTGAGAAGCGTCCGGGCTTTGAGATCGTACCACAAAAGACCGTAACAACAGCAACATCATGGGATCTCAGTTCCAATACAATTAGATTAGATCTTTACTCTCTTGCCTCAGTAGATCCATCACATGACTTGTGGTATTACTGGTACAGCATCAACGAAGAAAACACATTCTTGGTTGTCATTGATTTCGACGCAACTGCAGATGGAGACAAATTGTTTTATATCTTCCGTGTATATCCTACCGGATCATGGGAAGATCTAACTCCACCCACACAGACAGAAGCTAGTAATGTAGTTAGTATGACAACTAGAGCATACATTACCCATAAGTCAGGAACAAAGACTGCCAAAGAATCTCTTAAGGCCGTGTCCTTAGGATCAAGCGTAGTCATTCTCAATAAGAATGTACGGGCTGGGTTTAGCTCAGATGTCGCTGGAAAGTTATTTGATCTTGATGGTGTCGTTACGGCTACGGATGATATCGAAGGTCGTAAGGTAACTTACTATTCAGCATCCAAGGTAATGAAGGTATATGATAAAGGTGATGATGGTTTAGCAGCTACACCAGATGATGTTCTATTAGGTTGGCGACCAAGTATACATACTGGTCAAGCAACTAATGGTGGTGCTAATGATATTCATTTGTCAAACTCTGCTTCAAATGCGAATGATGCTTATAATGGAATGTATATTACTATTACTTCGGGAACTGGAGCTGGGCAAACAAGAAGAATTACTGATTATACTGGAAGCTCAAAAATAGCAGCAGTTACTCCAAGCTGGAGTCCACATCCAAGTTCTAGTTCTTACTATTCAATTGATCTTAGTACCACAATGTTTACTGGTACTGCTCAGTCAGGTACAACTAACTCAATAACTTTAGCTACTACCGAAACAACAGTCAATGGTTATTATGCTGGTTCTTCTATTTCTATAGTTAGTGGTACTGGCTCTGGTCAGACCAGAACAATTACTTCTTACAATGGATCAACCAAAGGTGCTGGTGTAACTCCTGATTGGACGACCACACCAAATAATACCTCTGTTTATGAAATCACTAGTAAATCAGCTACATATATTCCAGCTGAAGATTACTATTATTTTAGTTCTACCTATAATTACTTAGGTCAGAAGGTTGATGATCTAGGAGAAATTAGACTACCACCTGAAGATGATGATTGGTATTCAAATAACTCAGATCTAAATGCCAATGATACTACAGCAAGACAAATGTTAAAGCTGTTGCACGACCCAGACACAAATTATAACGGTATAATCGACGGTCGTGGTAAGATTTACTTTACCGTAAATCCATATCTAAATTCAACCAGTGGATTCTATCGTGTTGTTTCGTGGAATAACACAGGTAAAACTTTCTACTACGCTCCTAGTGATCCCTTAAAGGGAATCTATTCTTTCTCTGGTACAACAGGAGCAATTACACACACAACAGCAATTACTCCAGCTGGTCGTCCATATCTCCAGAAGGTAAGAACACCAGACGAGCATTCCTATCTTGATCCAAGACGAATGCCTCAGAAGCTGGTGGTAACTATCTCGGCATCCAATGTCACTGATTGGAAGATGGAACCCATTAAGTGGACTCCACGAACTTCCGGTGACAAGAGATCCAACCCCGGTCCAAGTATTTTTAAAACTGTCGATAGGAAGTCTCTAAGACAAGTACCAATCACAAGCATTGCCGTATTCAAGGATAGACTCTGGTTTGCTGCGGATGATGTTGTATTCTCCTCACAGATGGGTGAATACGAGAATCTATTCTATGATGATCCATCCAATATTGTAAGCACAGATCCTATTGATATTCGTGTCTCTTCAAACAACTATTGTGAAATCACAAGCATGACTCCATTTGAAGATTACATGTTTATCAATACAAAGGCAAATACGCAGTTCCAGTTGGCTGGTGCATCTACTGCTGAGATTTCACCAAGCAATGTCGCGGTAGCTCCAGTAACTTATTACTCTACTGCACCTATTCTTGATCCTCAGTTTATTGGATCACGCCTATACTTCTTTGACTCACAGCGTCTATTCCTGTTTACAGGCAAGGGCAGCATGGGCTTTGCTTCGGCTGTCGAAGTATCCAGCCAAGCTGCTGGCTATCTTCCTAGAAAGTATCGTGCTGCTGCTACGGCTCCAGCTCAAGATACCTTGCTGTTTGTAGATGACGATCAGCCTAATCATATCTATGGTTATATCAATAGATATAGTGGCGATAGAGTAATTCAGAATTCATTCTATCGTCATATCCTAGCAGAAGAAGATTCAATTGAAACTCTTCAATGCTATGATAACTATATGTATGTTGTTAGTAAAAGAGAAACAAGCGCAACATCAGGAACATATGCTTATTATCTGTACAGAAATCTCATGTTAAATGAGGATGTATATGTACCTCGTCTTGATCGTATGTTTAAGATGAAGGTTATTAATAGCACTATAGAGCCAACTAACTGGAATGCTGACTACGATCCATATACAGCAAGTACTACTTATAGATTACCCGGACATACTGATATTACAGATATATCTAAATACTTTGTAGTCTTATTTAAAGGATGGGAAACAGCTTCAGAAGATTTAAGTAATGTTGCTATTCAACCATTATCTGTAACAAACAAAGTAGATGCTAGTTCTAATCCATATACAGAAATTGTAGTTCTTGGTGCAGACTATGCAGTACAAGATTATTATGTTTATATTGGCATCAAGTATAAGATGCGAGTAGAACTTAGTACGCTGTTTGTTAGAGATGACAATAACAATATTATTGATGGTGTCTTGAATATTCGTAGTGCTGTCTTTAGACATTACTACACAGGCCCATATGATATTGAAGTTACTCATAGAGGAAGAACTGCATTTACTACAAGTTATATTCCAACTAGACCTGAATACACAGCCTATGAAGATACTCTTCCACTTGAAATTTTCCAAGTTCAAGGAGAGTTTGTTACAAAGATTATGGGCTATTCAGACTCAACTACAATATCTATTTCCAGTGAATACCCTACTCCAGTAAACATTACAAACATGGAATTCAAGGGCAAGTTCAAACAGAAGTATACAACCATTGATACTTAATCGGAGAAATAATGACAACATATAATAACTTAGAAATTGCAGAAGTTTCTCTGACATTTTCAGGGGAACTTGATCCTTCTATTTCTACTAGAACATTCGATTTAAGCACACTTAGCTTTCTTCCTAATGTTCCTCTTATAGATCAAATTGAGGTCGAGCGTATCTTTGATACAGGCTATGACACAAAGTTTGGTGAGAATATATTTACCATTGCTGATAGACGGCAAATATTTATTCTACCTAAAGCATGGTATTCAATCAACGAACAGACAAAGATTTTAACTGTTGTTGATCTTAGTACTATTCCAACTTATACTACTAATGGTTTATATTATCCATCATCTAGAACATTTGTATTAGAGACTCTAGATTCAAATAATGCCCAACAAACTTTAGATATTCCTAACTTTTTAGTTAACAATGTTGGTACAAATGTCAATGGCGTTGTAAGACAGCCCGATACTGTAATCATTAGAAGAAAAACTTTATCTATTGATAGTATTGTTACTTTTGCTCCCGGCACAAGACTAACTACAACACAGCTGAATCTTCAGTTTAATCAGCTAAAGTATATTCTTCAGGAGCTTGTTGCTAAAGTTAGAAACGAAATTATTCTGAAGTTTGATGAGAATGCTGTTGACGGCCCCTTCTTAGGTGGCAGTGATCTTAAGATGTCTAACAATTACATTAACGATCTAAATAGTTTGTCTATTGGTGAAGTTAATGAAGAGTTTAGTACTGGTGTTGGTGCTGGTATAGTATCTGGTGCAACTTTTGCAACCAATGTTGGTGCCGTTTATGATGCCTTGACACAAGGAACAGTACACCGAACAACCATGAATGGTGGCGTAACTGTACCATTCTCTGGTCATTTTACAGCAACTCCTGATGGCGGTTCTCCATTGAGAATTACTAATATGGCTAATGCTGTCGATGATACAGACGCAGCCACCCTTGGTCAGATTAGAAACGCAAGCAATCTAACACAAGGTACGCTTGATCCAGCGAGAATCCAAACCAATAGCTTACCATTAACTAAGTTATCAGAAGCTTCAGGACAAGGATATACACTCCCTGTCGATGCTTTGGCAAACAGCGGAGCAACCGCAGGAAACTATGGTGTATCTACAGCTGGTAATACCAATAACATGGTATACATGACTGTCGATGCTAAGGGTAGAGCAACTACTATTTCTTCTAGAAACATGACTGTAGATGATCTACCCATTTCTGGTGTAAATGCATCTACTTATGGTAATGGAGCTACTCCTTTGGTTGAACTTGTTGTAGACTCTAAGGGTCGTATTACAGGAGCTACCGAACGAGCAATAGCAGCTGGCGATCTTCTTGATATTAGTGCTACTAATATTATTACAGGTACTCTTAATGCAGACAGATTAGCTACTAGTGGAGTCTCTGCTGGTACTACAACTATTCCTAATTCTATTACTGTTGATAATAAAGGAAGAGTAACAGCAATTGCTGGTGGCAGTATTCCTGCTGCTAATGTGTCAGGCTTTGATACTCAAGTTCGCACAAATAGACTTGATCAAATGGCTGCACCTACAGCAAGCGTAAGCTTTGGTAATCAAAAGATTACAAATCTAGATACACCAGCTGTTTCTGCAGATGCTGCTACTAAGGGTTATGTCGATGGTTATGCAGCTCCTCTATCAACTTTTAATACAAATGTTACTAATCTCATTCAAACAAACTCTGTTTATTGGGATAGCGGTAATGATAGATATACAGCCCAGCGTAGTGCTATTAATAAAAAGATTACTGGTGTTGCAGACCCAAGTAATAGTAATGATGTTGTAAACTTAAACTATTTTAACACCAATGCTTTGGCTGTTTCTGGCGGTGTTATTAATGCTAATAGCAACCCAATCATTAATGTTACAATGCGTTCTGGTGGCTCGCTAGCCGCTAATGATGCTGTAAACTATGGGTATGTACAAGCCCTTACTCTTTATGGTCAGGCTGTCACAGACCCACAAACCTTTACAAATGCTTGGCCTACTGCTGGTACTATAGTAAATGGTAATAAACCTTATGAGTTTTCTTTAGCCACTCTTGCTGCAACAACAGCAGAAATGCTAATAGTAACTGATTCAGAAGGTCGTATTTATATTCCAAGTACAGCGGTTCCAGCCGCAGCTGGTAGATTCTTCCGTTTAGATACAGGCGTAAGTCCTAAGAAAGTAATTGTCTATTTAGATAGTGCTATTACTCCTTCAGGTTCTGTGTTTATCAGAAACTTTGGAACATCTAGATCAGTATCTGCTAGCATTGCTGGCGCAGCTACACTAGGTTTAGTTCAGGTTCCTACGGCTGGTGGTTTATTAATCAATAGTGGTACAGGTGATATTACTCTCAATACAGCAACTGCTGCTCAAATTGGTGGTATTAAACTTGGTACTGGTCTTGTTGATATTGGCTCTAGTGTTATAAAAGTAGATCTTTCTGATTCAACTTCACTAAATAGCTCAGTTAAGGCTGCTTCTTCTAAAGCAGTAAAAGATACTTATGACTATGCTGTTGGTGTAAATAGCACAGTAAGTTCCTTAAGCTCAACAGTTTCATCTGTTAGCGCAACAGCAACAGCAGCTCAGAACACAGCAAATGCCGCTCTAGCTCGTTCTGGTGGAACAATGACAGGTAAACTAATAACAGTAACTCCAGCTTCTGGTGCTGCTAGTATTGTATTACCTTCTGGTTCTGCTCCAACTACTCCTATATCTGGTGATGTTTGGAACAACGCAGGAACTTTACAGTTCTATAATGGTTCTGCTACTAAGAGTATTGCCTTTACTGATTCTAGTATTACAGGCAATGCAGCTACAGCAACACAGTGGACTACTGGTCGTACTATTCAATTAACTGGTGCAGTTACAGGAACAAGCGGTTCTTTCAACGGAACTTCTAATCTAAGTTTTGCTACTACTTTAAGTGCGTCTGCTGCTGTTATTTCACTACAAGGAACTGCAAATCAAGTTCTTGTAAATTCAACAAGTGGAACAGCTACTGCTGGAGCAATTACACTAACATTACCTCAGTCTATTGGTACATCATCTACACCAACCTTTGCTGGCTTGACTTCAAACAATATTCAGGTTGGTAATACTTCAGGAACCATTACAACAACTACAACAAATCAAAATCTTATCTTGTCTGCAAACGGTACTGGTTTTGTAAACATTGCAGATAATGCCGATATTGATGGTACACTAAATGTTGATGGTGCTTCTACTTTAGTTGGTAATACAACCATACAAGGTTCTGTATCGGTAACAGCAGGAGCATCTAAGATTGCTATGGGTGCTGATGCAAGTACTGCAACAACTAGTATCAATAGACAAAACACAACAGCATCTCCTGCTGATGTCGGAGATTTGATACTAAGAGTTCCTACAGACCGTAAAGCATTCCTTGTTGCAAATAATACAATTGCGACAGCAGCAGTTGCTAATGATGAGCTTATAACTAGACATTCTTTAAATCAAGCACTAACTCCTTATGCACTAACATCAAGCCTTAGTACTTATATGGCAACTTCAGGTACTTTGGTAACTGGAGCTACAAACCAAGTACTTGGTACTGGTGCATCTGCTACAGGAAGCTTTATTGTTAAGACTGATAATACAGATAGACTTACAATTAATGCTGCTGGTACTACATCAATAGCTAGTGGTCTTAGTGTAACTGGTAATGCATTATTTAGTAATAATTTAACTGTAAGTGGTACTACCAGTTTAAATGGTACTGTTACCTTAAATAATGCTCTTAAAAATAGTGATATTACTGTATACGCATCTGCTACTATAGACTCTTATCTCACAAAAGCACAGCATTTACTTAGAAATGCTGATCGTTATTACGAAGTAAACATTGGAGGTATATATAAGGACTTTGATACTACTGCAAACTTTAATTTTCCACTGGATGGGCTTCCTGTTTGGCTTCATTGGTATGTAGCAGGATCAAACAGCGGATCTAGAATAGTAAGGTTGGTTGTACCAGCAAATCAAGTTATTTATATAGTTGGTTATACCGGAGTCCACCTACAATCGGTTATAACAAGTAGAGGAATATTATCTCCGTGGAGTTCTTTTGTTGTACCCACCCAAATTGTAAGCGACACCACTTTTGGTTTAACTCTTAGAGGGGCTATACCCACTCCAATACCAGTGTCAACAACAAACCAAACTTATATCTTAATGAATACAACCAGTGCCAGTGGTGGAGGACATCGTGTTGGTTTCCTCCGTGTTAAATAAGGAGTAACTATGGTAGAGAATAACCTTGCAATATATGTTTCTGTTATGCAGTTGGCTATTCTCACCATCGGTGTAGTCACTGTCATTGTCAAGCTTGGTAAGCGAGAAGCCCTAATAGAATCCAATGCCGAAGAGTTAAAGCAACTCAAGGAGATAACAAAGGATCTAGTAAAGGCTGACATTGAGAACGGCAAGAATATCCTAACAGTAGTTGGGGATCTCAAGGCACTGAAATACCGTGTCGAAATGCTGGAGTCAAAATGATTCGCTATCTTTGGTTTTTATTTCTGGTTGGATGCTCTTCAACCCAAGAGATATCCACCAGCAACCATTACATCCAAAAAGAAGCAATGTCCATTCTTCGTACCGCCGATATCAAGGTAGCTCACAAGCATGCCCACAATATCATAGGTGAATCTGCTGACATTGCAGGAGCGGTTGGCAATGTAAAAGATACTACCCCGTGGTGGGGAGACATGATCACATACGGGGCTATTGCCTTGGCCGTGATTGGCGTTTGTTTCCTTCTCTGGTATACCGGAGTAGGTACTCTAATTAAAAAGGTGGTCTATTCATTAGGCCTGTTCATCCCGGATAAAAAGCTTCAGCAAGCCAAGGTTCTTGCCGAGGCCAAGGATGAAACAGATCCAACCACCATTCGTGAAGCAATAGCAGTCATGCGAGCCAGTGATCCTGCGTTCGATGCTGCATACAAGAAAGTGAGTAAGTAATATGGATTCATTCCTAGGTTCAGTTTGGTTCGCTCTTATGCTCTTTGCAGTCGGCTACATTGCGGGTTCTGTCGTTCCCGTAAGTAAGCTGCCTGAGCTTTTCAAGAAGAAGTGAACAAAGAACTAATCAACCTCCTTAATCAGCGTCTGGTAGAACGACTACTGGATGATCTTAAGGACGATACTAAATCAACCCCCGGCCTATACCAAGTCGTTCGCGGCGTGGTAAACGACAACCGGGAAGCGTTGGATGGTATTCCCTCCAGCACTCTGGATACCCTTGAGGAATCCATGAAGGCTAGGATGCCATTTAAGTTTAAGTCTTCTCAGATTTAATACCCGGCTTCTAGGGGCAGAAATGCCTCTAGGAGCCTTTTGTTTGATTCAGGCTACCCAGATAGCCAAGATCCATTAGAACCGTTTATAGGCCATTCTAGGGCCATTAGGAGGCAAACCATGAAGCCACCCCCAGAGGTCATAGACGACTTCCGTAATCACCTATACTTTTGTTTCAAGTATTTGGGTCTAGGTGAACCCACCCCACTCCAGTATGCCATAGCCCATAGGCTGCAGGACGGTCCTAGTGACCACATCCTACAGGCAGGGCGAGGTGCTGGCAAGAGTGTAATTACGGCTTGTTATGTTTCGTGGATTCTACTACGGAATCCCAATACTACAGTACTTGTACTTTCTGCTACGGCTGACAAGGCCATCAAGTTCGTGTCGCAGACCAGATCAATCCTGACTCTGGTTCCCTACATGAAGACCCTTGAGCCACAGGAGTTTGACAAGGACAGCGCATTCGGATTTAATGTAAACAATAGAACTAAATTCACTCAGGATCTATCCGTTACCGCCAGAGGTATCACCTCCCAGATCACAGGTCTACACGCAGACAAGATCATTGGCGATGACATTGAGATCCCTGAGAACTCAGACAGTCCACAGGCCAGAGAGAAACTCTGGGAGAGATGTCTTGAGCTTGAAAATGTAAAGAACAAAGAAGAAGATTGTTCAATTCGATTCCTAGGTACGCCACAATCCAAGGACTCCGTATACAACAAACTAGGTGGCATATACAAAATTATCAAGTTCCCCGCAGTAATGCCAGACTTGGATAATGCAGAGGATGTTGAAGATGTTGATACCTATGTGTTGCGATTGGGCTTGGAG